CTCCCTTAACTAATTTCAAACAGTTTGTGACTCTCAATGAGTGATACGCCAATACCTTCATCAGAAAAATACTGATCCTTAACGCCATCGTAAGCATCATCTGTTAAGATGTTAGCTTGAAACTTTGGCGCCCTGTATTGAGCATGGAACAGATTCTCATCCGATACAACAAGCATAGTTTTGTTATATGTTTGTCGTAGAGCCGGAGTTGGAATCAACTGCAACGCACCGTGAGGTGTCTCAAGAACTCTGTAGTTAAAACCAAGAGCGTCACGTTTCATGTCGCCAAGGTTTACTGTCCAACCAGAGTTGCCTGCCATACCTGAAGAACCAGCCATCTTAGACCAGTAACTCAAAGCACCTGCACCACAAAAAGCACGTTTCACACCCGCCTCAGGAACATACTGGAATACTTTTTCCATATCGTCCACGAAATCGCCATAACTATAACTAGCTTCGGTTATAGAAAAGCGACTCTGGTCAGCACCTGAAGAATCACCATGCTTTTCAATTGCAGGAATAATACCCATTGTTGCACGAACTTGATTACTGTTCGCATCTGTAAGGTCATCATCAGAGAAAGCGCCAGTAATATTGATCGGTGAGCGACCAAATAAGAATGCGCGTTCTTTCTGAATCTTATGTTCCTGTGATTTCTGATCACGAAGTCTAGCCAATTCAGATGATTCACCACGTAATGCAGCCTGCAGGATAGTTCCTGTTATCTCCAATGGTGTTTTGAATATCTGACATTGGTTATAGACTACTGACAGTTCATCTGCCCATGCGGTCCCGGCTACGGTACCTTCACCGTATGCGCTACCAACAACTATCAAATATGAACCGTCAGCACTTGTAATAGTACCAGTATCATTCATATTCTTTACGCTGAAGTTTGCACTTGCACCACTACTGGCTACCGCAGTAATCAGAACTACACCTTGTTTAGTAGAACCGGGAGTAAGCCCGTCCCAAACTTCACAGGTTAGTCCAATCCAACTGTTGTATGCGTAATTACCGCCTTCACCTTCCATACCAACTGGTGTACCAGCTTTTACAACCCAAGTATCAGCGGCATTATCAACTGCACTAGCTACTGCTGTGCCTGTTTGAAAGTATTGTTTTACCCATGGATTACGATGCTCGAACATTTTAAACTGCGGATCAGCCATACCTGAAACAGTATTTTGATTGGCAATCACAGTTGTAAAAGGCGAAACATCAGTCCATAGCTCTTTAACTACGTTTGGACGAATGTAAAAATCTCGTCTATCCGTATATAGAACCCCACTTGAAGTGAGATTTTTGGCATTACTAGCCATGTTTGTTACCCTCCTGAACCCTTTTTGGGTTCGTTAGTTAAACTCGTTTATTTCGCATCAAGCCGAGATTAAAGTAATCCTCTTCAGAATACTGGGGTTGA